TGGCGGCAGTGCGGGAAGTTCTAGTCAAGACTTCTCTGCACAGGCTGCTGCAGAAGCACCGTACGCAGATGAGTTTAATTATAGACAGGGTGGCCGTGTCGGTATGCAGATGGGCGGAACCGCTCCACAGGCTGCACCAGCGGGCTTCGTAGAGCGTCCGCCATCACAGGTATCCGAAGCGGCCACTGTGGCTGACGACAAGCCTATGAGCGTCCCAGAGGGCACGTTTGTCATCAACGCTGCAGCCGTCGAGTTTGCTGGTGAGGGTGACATTGCCAAGATGTTAAACGATGCCTACAAAAAAGCAGGCAAGAAGGGAGCAGCAGCACCATCTAAGGATCAGGTTGACGTAGCCGTGTCTCGTGGCGAGGTTCTTGTGCCCCCAGCGATTGCCAAGATCATTGGTTATGATCGCCTCGAAAAAATCAACAATCGCGGCAAGAAGGAAACGTCGAAGCGCATCGAAGAGAACGGCCAACGCCCAGCGGGTGCTGCAGGGGGTGGATTCCTCACTGTGGGAAAGTACGCAGAGGGAGATAAGGTTCGTCCGACGCCGAAGCCCGACCTTGTTGAGCGTCGTCAAGACGAAGCTATAGCAGATGTCGAACTCCGTGCCGATTTAGAAGAATTTATACGCGACGATCAGCTAGCTCGACTTGGCTGGGACTTGTATACATCGGGAGAGTTGCGAGTGGCAGGATTGCCCACTCCGTTTGACTACAGCAGGGTTAGCCAAGATGATGGGACGCAGACGGTAAGGGATCAAGTTGGTTACGGATTTGCGGGCGTATACAATCCCGCCCCCGGCAAAAACAAAAGACCAGTTTTTCCACAGGGACAAGGGTTCTCTAAAGAACAAGAGGCAAAGACGGAAACATTAAATCCATCCACTACTCCCAACAGAATGATTTCACCTCTTCTCTCGAAGGTGGGCATCACTCCTAGCGAAACTCCTACGGCGTCATACTTCTCAGAACCTATGTACATTCCAACACACGCCCAAACTTATGAGGGAGTAGACATGGGAGATAGGGCGACAGTTATGATTACGCTGGCGCACGAACTACGACACGCTGCGATGAACTACATGCACTACGATCTTGGCGCACCCCGACTAACAAGGGGACAAGAAGAGCGTATGATGGATGTCATGGACGAAAAAACTCGTCGTGAAGTTTCTAAGAAAAATTCGCTCGTGCTTGCGGAGTCTCCCTACATAGAGGTGGCGCAGAGGGGGGATGTAGCTAAGTATATGAGCATTCCTAAAAAACAGGTTGAACTTTACAATAATTTAGCTGCAGAGGTGCTTAAAGAGAGAGGTGTTCCTCCTGTAGCCAAGCCTGAAGAAAAAGGATTTATTTCCAGATATATTGACGGCTTATTCGGTAAGTCCAATACAAAAAAGAGAGATGAAAAGCCCGTAGACTACGAGTCTGAGGCTCTGCAATCTCCACAGTTTTAAGATTCGCTGGCTACCCGCTAACAACGGCCCCAGCACAACCGGAGCGGCTACCTACACGCCAAAGTAGCCCCGCTATCAAGAGGTAATAAAATGGCAAAAGCAAGAGGCCACCGTGCCAACAAGCCTAACGACTCATTCGGAACAATCAACAATGATTCGTTATATCGTGGGAAGAAGCACCGCGAAGATGTCTACAAAGACGACGAAGACAACGAAGCGGAAGAGACTGTAGAAGCACAAGACGCGGACCCCGAAGAGGCTACTCCGCAACAAGCAAGCAGTTTCGTAGAACAAAAGCAAGAAGCTGAACACGACTACAAGAAACGATACGACGACCTCAAACGTCACTACGATACAAAGGTAAATGAATTCAAACAGGAAATCGCGGAATTAAAAACGGTTATGCAATCTCCTCAAGCACAGATGCCGAAGGGGGTAGCAATGCCAAAGACTCCAGAAGAACTGCAAGCATTCAAAGACCAGTATCCAGAAGTGTTCGAAGTCGTACAGACCGTTTCATCCTATCAGGCTGAATCACAAGTTGCCGAACTCCGCGAGGAACTAGGTACGATCAAAGAGCGTGAAAAGGAACTCGAAAAGCAGAAGGCTTACCAGCAACTGCTCAATCATCATTCCGACTTCGACGAGATCAAGTCAGATGAAAAGTTTCTTTCGTGGCTCGAAGAACAGCCTGAGTCAATCTCAGATGGCATCTACAAAAACAATACGGATGCTAAATGGGCGGCACGGGTCATAGACCTCTACAAGGCCGATACTGGTGTACCGGCAAAAAGGAAGAAGACCACAAAACCTTCTGCAGCAGATGCAGTTACTAAGACCTCCGCGAGAGAAGTAGCGACTGCAAAAGTAGACGGCAAGGTGTGGAAAGCTTCCGAAATCCGTAGTCTCAAGCCGTGGGAGTTCGAGAAACTCGAAGAAGAACTCGACTCTGCGCGTCAAGAGGGACGGATCGATCCTAACAACTAACCTTAACCTCAAGAAGGAAGGAAAGAACCAATGGCATTTGGTACTGCTGCAGGTTACGCAAACCTGCCTTCCGGTAACTTCGCACCGGAAATTTTCAGCCAAAAGGTTCTCAAGTTCTTCCGTCGTGCTTCGGTTGTAGAAGACATTACAAACACCGACTACGCGGGCGAAATTGAAAACTTTGGCGACACGGTTCGCATCATCAAAGAACCAACAGTCACTGTCAGTGCATACACACGGGGTTCCGTTGTAAACGCACAAGACTTGGCTGACGATCAAATCACGATGGTTGTCGATAATGCAAACGCTTTCGCGTTTAAGATCGACGACATCGAAGAGCGGCACTCGCACGTAAACTTCGAAGCACTTGCTACCTCATCCGGTGCATTTGCCCTGAAGCGTAAGTACGACGCCAATGTTCTGCAAGCCATGTCAGATGGTGCAGGCATTGCAGGTGCTGACGATGCTTCACTCTCCGGCGGGTTGACCACTACCAACTCTGCTCTGGGTACAGCATCCGCTCCAATCAACGTAGAAACCGACGATGCAGGCATCAACCTGATGCTGCTGATGGCACGTTCGCTTGACGATCAGTCTGTGCCGGAAGAGAATCGCTGGTTCGTAGCACCGCCGATCTTCTACGAGAAGATGTTCCAAGCCGGTAATAAAATGGCTGAAGTTCAGGTAACCGGCGATGGTACTTCACCACTGCGTAACGGTCTTGCTGTACCGGGCACCCTTGCTGGTTTCCGCTGCTACAAGTCCACCGCACTCAACTCGACAGCAGGCACCGATCAGGTAACTCTGTCTGGTGTGGCAACTGATGCCTCTGAGAATGTTGTTCTCGCAGGTCACATGTCGTCCACCTCCACTGCTTCGCACATTGCTAAGACCGAAGTGGTTCGTTCAACTGAGTCGTTCTCTGACGTAATTCGTGGTCTGCACGTTTTTGGTCGCAAAGTTCTGCGTCCAGAAGCTGTCGTTCGCGGCGTCATCGACTTTGCGTAGGGGAGGGTTAAGTAAATGACTACTTACAATCATACCATTCCCGGTGGCGGCACTGTCGGACATCCCGGCAATGTTCCCCGGCCTTACATGGTCCAGTCTCGCATCTTCGATGCTGCTGACCAGAACCTGTCAGCTAACGATGTCGTTCAGATGATCGATGTTCCGGACAATACAATGGTTATTGGCGGATGTATCGACGTTCTTGAAGCAGGCGGTTCAGGCTTGACCTACGATGTGGGTCTCAGCACTGACATCGACGCTTTTGCTGACGGTGTTGACGGAAACGCTGACGCCATCTACCAGTTTAACCTCAAGGCTGCAGGCATCAATACTGTTATTGCTGCTGACGCCATTCAGGTTAAGGCACTGGGTGCAGGCGTGACTGCAGGACGCTTCCGCGTTATCGCCATCCTGTGCGATATCGGAACAGGTCCTAAGCAGACTGCTTCCGTAACTACGGGTACATAATACTTTTGGGGGCAGGGCAACTTGCCCCCTTTACTCCTTACTCAATTCATGTTATAAGCAATAACCTTTGCGGGGGATACACCTATGGCACGTAAAGCACCGCCCAAACCAAAGAAGAAGTCGGGCAGCCCTACGCCTAAGAACAAGGCTCTCTACTCTCGTGTAAAAGCAGAAGCAAAGAAGAAATTTGATGTTTACCCAAGCGCATATGCAAATGCTTGGCTTGTTCGCACATACAAGAAGCGTGGCGGGACGTATGCCTAATGGCTAAACCGAAGGGCGGCTTAACGAAATGGTTCAAGGAAGACTGGCGGGATGTAAAGACCGGCAAGAAGTGTGGTCGCTCCGGATCAGAAAAGAAGAAGAGGCCCTACCCTGCATGTAGGCCAGCCAAAGTTGCCAAGCGTATAACCAAGAAAGAAGCAGCAAAGAAGACCGGACCACGCAAAGTGAACTGGTCTGTGACAGCTTCGGGCAGAAAAAGGAAGAAGTCCAGTGGCAAGAAAGCCTGATAACATGCCCGCCCGCAACAAGAAGAACTTTCGCCCTACGAAGAAGGGTGCTGGTATGACGAAGGCTGGGGTGGCTGCATACCGCAAGAAGAACCCCGGCAGCAAACTCAAGACTGCAGTAACGGGCAAAGTAAAGCCCGGAAGCAAGGCAGCAAAACGTCGCAAGTCGTTCTGTGCCCGCTCTGCAGGACAGATGAAGAAGTTCCCGAAGGCAGCGAAGAATCCGAATAGTCGTCTTCGCCAAGCACGGAAGAGGTGGAAATGTTAAACCTACTGATAGGTCCGATTTCTGAACTAGCTGGCACATGGCTACAGGGCAAGGTCGAAAAGACCAAAGCCGAAACAGGTGCGAAGGTCGCGATGGCAAAAGCCGAAGCGGTCATCATGGAAAAGAAAGCAACAGGTGAAATAGACTGGGACTTGGAAGCGATCAAGGGTAGTCAGAACTCGTGGAAGGATGAGTGGCTGGTGATCTTGTTTTCTGTTCCCCTGATCCTAGCGTTTATACCGGGTATGGAAGATGTCGTCTCACACGGATTTCAACAACTGGAGCAAATGCCTGAATGGTACCAGTACAGCTTGGGCGTTATTGTTGCTGCAAGCTTTGGCGTACGAAGCGCAACGAAGTTCTTCGGAAAGAAATAGGCGTGGCTGACGTAACATTTGAACGCATCTCAAAGTGGAAGATACTCCCCCGGTTTATGATGCTTGTGATGACGTTGATGAGTTGGCGTTGTGCAGAGTGGTTTATGAACTTGGACAGCCCCACTGCAGCACAGTCCGCGTTTGTAAGCGTTGTAATGGGAGCCATGACAGGTGCGTTTGGTATCTGGATGGGCGGAGAAAACAAGGGCGAAAGCAGGAAACATAGCGATGAAGTATAACACCTCACACTTCCTAGACAAACTGATTGCACACGAGGGCATGGTCCTCACTGTCTATCAGGACACGCTGGGCATCGACACGATTGGTATCGGACGCAATCTCAAGGATCGTGGTATCAGCAAGGAAGAACTCGACCACATGGACATCCCGTCGATGGCTGTCGTATACGAACACGGCATCACAGAGGCTGATGCCCGGTATCTTGCAATGAACGACATGAAGATTGTGGAAGACGAGTTGTGCCGCGTACACAAGTGCGTAGAAGACCTCGACGCAGTACGTCAGCTTATCTTGATGGATATGGCCTTTAACATGGGTGTACCCCGCCTCTGTAAATTCAAGCGCATGTGGAATGCGATTCACGAACGGAAGTTCGACGACGCAGGACGGGAGATGCTCGATTCGAGGTGGGCGAAACAAGTCGGTTCGCGGGCCACTAAGCTTTCGGACGCAATGGTCAAGGGGGA